AATTCATGCTATCTCCTGAAGGCAACACCGGCATCCGGCCGGCTCGGTTTAATTTGGCAGATCGCTGATAGGCAACATGTGCAAAAGAGCGCGTTGCACCTGTGTGTAAAAAGCGTTGACCGCTTCGTCGTCACACGAGATGAACACGCGCACACCGTCTTCTTCGATGTCAAACACTAACTCATCCCCTTCAACAATTGCACGCATTGCTTCCAAGGACAAGGCCAATCTAAGTTCTATCACCGGCGTCCCTTTAGGGCGTCCCAATCAATGTCAGGCCTCATGTCTTCGGCACGCAGGCCAAGGCGCAGTAGACGTGAGACACGTACCAGTTCCGGCACGCGCGCCATGGGTATGCGGTCCTTGCTGGCCCACAGTGACACAGCTTGAGAGCGAATGCCAAGGTAATGAGCTAGGTTGACAGGGCCGCCAAAGCGGCTGATGATTTCACTTGTGGTCATGGGCTGCCATGATAGCGTTGTTTACATGTGACATGCAATAAATTTATTTTGCACAGGCGTATTGCGAACGCCATGAAAGCAGTGCTATCATCACCGCTCTAAACCAACCTAAAGGACTAAACCATGAATGCTATTTTCACCGGTATATTGAGAATGCTCAAGACACCCACCGCAGTAGAGCTTGCTGCACGCGAGCTTGAAGAAGCCCGCCGCGAATTACTCAGGTCTCAGAGCACGGCCGAGTACGCAGCCCGAATCTCAGCCTATCACCTTGATCGCATCAAGCGCCTGTCTTCTTATCTTGTTGAAGCCAACAAGAACACTGACGATTCCAACACCTCCGCTTAAGAAAGATTTCAAATGATCACGATTACCATTCAACCCCAGAACGCAGACCAAGTTCAGATCTTGGCTTGGGCTATGACCAAGCTCTTGGAGCCAGTGGCCGATGAGCCAGCAGTCAAAGAAGAGGCGCCGGCCAAGAAGCCGAAGGCAGCTAAGCCCGCGCCCACCCCTGCCCCTGCTATCGAAACACCAGCAGAGCCAGAGGCGCCCCCTACTGCCCCGGCAATCACGCTTGAGGAAGTGCGCGCCAAGCTGGTGGCCTACAAGGAAAAGGGCAACGCCCTCAAAGATTTATTTGAGACTGTCGGCTGTGCCAACCTAAGCTCCGTGCCGGCCGAGCGATACGCTGAGTTGCTGGACAACATGAAGACCGCGTAATGTCCTACATCATTGCATCACTGCCGCCGATCAAGTGTTTTGTGAAGCGCGAGTTTTTGTACAACGACCACAAGGGTCACGGCGAGCTGGAGCCGGCCATCTGGGTCAGCCTCAAAGCCTTGCGTGGCCAAGTGTTCCGCATCGAGTCGCTGCTGCCTGCCTACGGCGCGCTGTACGACAAGCTGCCTTTGCATGCCTACGTTTGGCACAACGACGCGAGCAACGGCAACCTGCCGATCGACACGTTGCAATTGTGGGACTGCATGGGTTATCGTTTCACAATCGTTGAGAAGATTGGACTGCGTAACTTGGGCGTGAAGTTCTTGGGCAAAGACAAGCAGTGGCACTTCGGTCGATACATGTTTACCGTCGACTTCTGCGCTGATGAGATGGCTCTTGACACCGGGTTTACCGAGACAGCTGAAGAGCACAAGAGCTTTAACTTTATCCAACTAGACAACGGCCAGTTTGCTGCACAGCCAAACAACCGTTGCCTGTGGTACGACCAGTCTTTGATTCCTGCTGAGACAAAGTTTCCAGACTTTGAAGCAGCGCAAAGACTGTGGACTGTTGACGGCACGCGCAAGTGGGCGGCCGGAGACGATTGGTTTTATGACATAGAGGAGAAAACGCAATGACACATAAAATTACAGCCGACTGGACTACCTTAATGCATCAAAGTCAGATGACTGCTAAAGATTATTTCAAGGCAGCTTTGGCAACTATAGAAGAGACGGGGCTTGAATTTGAAACGGCTGACGTCGTAGCTTTGGCGCAAGTAATGGCCACTGATTTTCTATCAACCTGCCTTGTCATAGGCTTAAGCAAACTAGGAGAAGACGATGCCTAAAGTAACGATCATCATTGAAGACCACGGCGACGAGGTCAAATTGCAAGGCACTGTTGAGCCTGCGATCACCGCTGACAAAGCAGTGTTTAGCACGGCTGAGATCATTGGCTTGTATTTGCAGCAGAACATGGCCAAGGTCATGGAGGCGTCTGTTAAGTGGGCGCAGACGCCGGACCCAGTGGAAGAAGTGGACGTTAAAGAGCCAAGCCGCATCATCTTGCCCGGCGCGCAGCTATGACCGCCATCATCATCAACTACATCAGGGCCTTGTTTGCCCGCGTGCCCCCAGCAATAGCTGACGAGCACTGCCCCTACTGCCACGGCATAGGGTACGACAGCAGCGGGTTTACTTGCTTATGTTTGCGGGAGAAGAAATGACCATTGAACTAGCACACGCCAAACTGTCCGCATCGGGCAGCGAGAAGTGGATGACCTGCACGCCAAGCGCGCGCATGGAGGAGCCGTTCCCGGACGAGGGCAGCGAGTTTGCCCGCGAAGGTACGTTTGCCCATGCAGTGTTTGAGCAGGAGCTGCTGCACTACCTTGGCCGCGAGGTCGAGCCTTTGCCAAACGAGCTAATGCACTTTGATTCACCAGCGCTTGTCGACTACGTGCGCGAGTCGGTTGACTACTGCATCAAGCGCATTGAAGCGGCGCGTGCTAGGTGCAAGGACCCGGTGTTCTACGTTGAGCGCAGGCTTGACTTCAGCCGCTGGGTGCCAGAAGGTTTTGGCACAGGTGACTTCGTGATCATCACGGACGATCTTGTTGAGGTGCTTGATTTGAAGTATGGCAAGGGCATCTTCGTTGACGCAAAAGACAACAGCCAAATGCGTTTGTATGGCCTCGGTGCATACAACGAGTTGTCTGATTTGTACGACATTCAAAAAGTGCGCATGACCGTATTGCAGCCACGCCTTGGCAACTACAGCAGCGAGGAGCTTTCAATAGCCGACTTGCTTAAGTGGGCCGACGAGGCAGTTGTGCCGGCAGCCAAACTGGCTTGGGCTGGCGAGGGTGAATTTGTTGCGGGCGCCCATTGCATTAGTTCGTTTTGCAAAGCGCGCTATACGTGCCCTGCGCGTGCAGCGCAAGCACTTGCAGTAGCCAAGCAAGAGTTTGGTTCTGTTGAAAACGCACAGCTTCCATTGCCTGAGACTTTATCAATTGAACGCATTGCGCAGCTGTTGCCCAAGGCGGACTTTGTCATCAATTGGTTTACTGACTTGAAAGAGTACGCGCTTAAGCAAGCAGAGAAGGGCACACCAATTGCAGGCTACAAATTAGTTGAAGGTCGAAGCAATCGCAAATACAGTGATGAAGATCAAGTGGCTGCCAAGTTTATTAAAGCCGGCATCCCGGAAGCCCTTATTTACGAGCGCAGTTTGCGTGGCATTACTGCCATGGAAGCCGTGCTTGGCAAAAAGAAATTTGCTGAAGTGCTGGGTGAGTTAATCACCAAGCCCGAAGGCAAACCAACGCTGGTACCCGAAGGGGACAAGAGGCCAGCAATCACATCTCGTGCAACCGCACTTGATGATTTTTCTAAACCAGTCTAAAGGACAAACATGACTACCGACTACAAAGTTATCACAGGCAAAGTTCGCCTCTCTTTCACCAAGAACGTTTTCACACCCGATGAAAAAGGTTCTTACTCAATCATGATCTTGGTTGACAAGAAAGACAAAGAGACCTTGGCCAAAATCAATGGCGTTGTTGACAAGTTCAAGACCGACCCCAAGGCAGTAACCATTTGGGGTTCCAAGTTCTTGGCCAGCTTCAAGACACCTTTGCGTGACGGCGACACAGAGCGTGACACCGGTAAGTACCCAGAGTACAAGGGTCACTACTTTATCAATGCCAATACGTACAACAAGCCCGGTGTTGTTGATGCTCAGAAGAACGACATCATTGACAAGTCAGAGTTGTACAGCGGCTGCTACGGTCGTGTGTCCATCATGCCTGCGGCGTACAACGTCGACGGCAACAAGGGCATCAAGTTCTATTTGAACAACGTGCAGAAGCTGGCCGACGGCGAGCCTCTGGGCGGCAGCGTGTCCAACGCAGCCGACGATTTCACTGCTGTTGAAGACGACTTCCTGAACTAATCATGACTGAAGAAACTAACCCCCCAGTCTTGTCAATCAAGATGGTCCCCGCCGGCGTTGAGCTGGTGTTGGCCGCATTGGCAAAGTTGCCACACGAGCAGGTGGCGGATCTCTTCATGGAGATTCGCGGCCAAGCAATGTATCAAATGGAAGAGTTGCAAAAGGCGCAAGCCTTAGCAGCAGAACCAGATGACGCAGAAGCCACTAACTAACGAAGAGCTTTGGATCTTGGTGCGTCATTACGAGCACCTGATCCAATTACTTCTGGAACAACTAGATGACAACCCTACGGATTGACCTTGAGACGTACAGCGATGTCGACTTGAAAAAGTGCGGCGTGCACAAGTACGTTGAGTCGGACAACTTCGAAGTGATGTTGTTTGCCTATGCGTTTGGCGACAGCGACGTCAACGTTATCGACTTGGCAGCAGGTGAGCAGATTCCCCAACATGTAGAGCGTAGCCTGTGGGACCCGAGCGTTACCAAGGCCGCTTAC